GTTAATCTAAAACCCCAAAATAAACTTAGCATTTCCAATACCTACACATACACACCTCTCTCAAATTTGCAGTGAACCATGAGTAGTGCAATTGATAACATTTATCACACACCCTCAATGCCTTGTATTCCAATTGTTAAACCATATTTTATTACAAAAATCGAACACTGCAAAATCTCTACATTTTTATTATATCATAAATATATTATTTTTGAATATCTGTACCAATTTGTGGTATAATAAAAACAAGAAGAACTACAATCTATTTGGAAGTAGAGTGAAGTTCTAAACAATTTAATGCTTATTTTTTTTGAACTTAAATGAAAATTTAAGCTCAACATCTAAGTCACTCTCTTGCACAGAGTGGCTTTTTACTTTTTTGATACATAGACAAACTATGTAACCGATTAGACTAGCTGTTAAACTAGCTAATACACCAATCAAAAAATTATCCATACATATTCACCTCCCTTCTATACGTTGGGAGGATAATCTTTTGTATGAACTCCACTCTATAAATTGTAGATTACATCTTCTTGCTAAAAATATTATAACATATAATTATTACATATTTTACCTATTCTATATTTATTTTTTTATTTTGCTATCTTCTTCTACCCCTCTTTCTCTCTCTTTCAGCTTCTTTCATTGCTTCCTCTTCATCCTCTATCTTAATAAGTATTGAGGCGGCTGCTAATGCTCTCTCATTAATCTCTAATCCCATATAATCACCTGGTTTCCACTTTAATTTTTGGATACAATAATGCGTGATACTAGCATCAAAATCGCCGCCCCTAATTAGTTTTTTGCTTCTTCTACTTTATCTTCAAATGTTGTATCAAATCCATTAACCTCATTAACTTTTACTGTATAGTTGACATACTCACCTGCTGTAAGCATTGTCTTTAATAACTGAGCTTCTCCCATCACTCCATAACTATTTTGGAGTTCGGCATCCTTTAAATCTGGAAATACTGTAGATGCTACACATAATTCAGCTACATAACTGTTATAATCAATTTCACTTGTGAATTGACCTGTTGGCTTCCCGTTATTGCCAATCACTTTTACTCTTTTGGTACAATTTCTTCTTAATACTTCATCTTCCTCAGAAGATAAAACTTTTAATTCCCATTCAACTGGCTTTCCTTCTTCGTCTAAAAATCTATCACTTGCTATATATTTTACATTATCAACCTTTATTGCATTTTGACTTAAAAAAGCACTTAAATTACTCATATTATCCTAATCTCCTTTTATTTTAATTTTTTATATAAAAAAACACATCTATAATTTATAAATGTGTGTTTTATTCCATTCCATTTATTATATTGAACTTTTCAACCAATTCCCAATCCTCGCATGTAAAGTCCATATCTTCATCAAGATACTCACCATCTGCATCAAATTTAACTATAATTCCACTGTCCATGTTGCAATCCTTAAGTATTATAGTTTGACGTCCAGCTGAACTCGTTGGGTCTTCATTTGTTACCTGTATATCAAAATAAATATCTTCACCAGTCTCTTTGTACCTATAAAGAAGCTCTCTAAATATAGAAGTATTGTAGTGAAATGTTGCACTTCCTGTGTATTTGCTTCCAGTACTTTTATTCCCTTTTGTAGTGCTACCTAAGATAGGAACTTCACTTTTATTTTTTTCCATCTTAGCTTCTAAGTTAATAGCTTGCATAAAATTATATCTTTTACCCTCGATAGTAACATAGCATTCTGCCTTAGATGCACTTATTGTATCTCTTGCTTTTATTTGCTGAAACATATATCACACTCCTCTCTTAACTAACTGAAACAGTCATATAAAGCTTACTCATAGCATTTATAACCTTAACAGCATCAGATACTATGACAGTTTTCTTATCATTTCCAAGCTCTACACTAACATCATCAGTTTTAAAATCTTCTATTGCCCTTATATTCTCTAATTCTTTATGGTGTTTAACAACATCATTCCAGAAACTTATTCTTCCTGCCTTATCATTCGGAACTTTACCTAAATACTTTTCATTAAATAAAGTTGCAATATCATTAGCAATTTGGTCAAGTACTCTAACACTTTGGTTACTTGAAAAATCGTCATTTTTATCATCTGTAAATGATACAAAAGTATTTATGTCCTCTAACACATGAACTTCATCACCAACTTTATGAAATATAAATTTACCACTCTTTAGTGCTTCTTCAAGTTGTATTTGTGTGTAATTTACATCAACATCAAACTCACCATCATACTTTTTATTAGTATTAGATTTATTTATATCGCATCCTGCTATAGCTCCAGTAGTCCAATAAACTAAACTAGATTCTAATAACCCAGTATCTTTAACTTTATTTTCTACAGATACTACACCTTCGTAATCTGCATCATTCTTTTTATATAGTACAGTTTGAAACTTAGCTCCTACTTTATCTCTCATTCTTTTAGTAAACTCTACAAATAAACTTTTAATTTCTGCTGTTGTAGCCAAACTGCCTAGTGCATTAAATGAGTAGCTTTCTATTTTATCCAAGAAAGCTTGATACTCTGCTCCTGTGACTGATTCGCCATTAGTTCCACCAGTAAATACAAGCCCTGCACTTGCTTCTAGTGTTGTATCCTTCTTCCAAGTAATATAGTCATTGTCCTGTAAGTCTGTAATAACTTTTGCTATTTGGGTATCTACTTTCTTATTATCCAAAAGTGTTACAACATCAAACTTAGTGTTATCATCAATGTTTGTTGTAACTATAACTTTTAAATCATTACCTCTAGTACCTGAGTACTTAGCTGTAGCAATACTGCAACTAGCTTTAACACCTTTATTCAATTTATAAAAATATCCCAACCTTATATTTTTGAATAAATCTCTCAAACCTTTCAGCTTCTCATGAGTATAATCATATCCAAAATACTTAGTTGAATACTTCTCAAAATCATCACTGGTTACTGTGAAAATTTCTTCATCTATGCCCCAATCTAACTCTAAAGGCATTGCAACAATACCTCTATCCGATAATGAACTGGTTGCCCTTGTAGCACTTACAAAATTTATATATGCACCAGGTAGGACCTTATTTTGTGTTACAAATGTTCCTCCACCTAAAGCCATCTAACTCACTCCTTTCATAAAATTATTTATTATTTCCTCTACTTCTGAGAAGGAATATAACTCATTTTCTTTTAAAATTGCATTTAATAAGTCTTTTCTATTTACATACTTCTTAGAATTAACTATTTGCTCCTTAGTAAACTTGTAGTCATCTTCTTTGCTTAATGTTTTATTCAAAATTATCACCTCTCTTCAAACCACCAAATAATTCAACATCATTCATTTTTTCTGTATCATTACTTTTTATAGTGAAGTAGTTATAATCAACGAAGAAATGAAGAACATTATCTATAATTTCAAAATTCATATTTGTGCCTCTAACTAAATCTCCATCAATTTCTATATACTCTAATTCCTCAAGTAGCATCTCAGCTACCTCATTTATTTCAAAACTCTTATCTTTTGAACGAGGAAAATAATGTACATCAAAAGAGTTCTTTTTTAGTGTTCTACCATTTGGATAAGATGTCTTACTTGGATTTAGAGGGCAAATAAAAAAACAAGGTTCATTTATACCTTGCTCCACATCTTCACTATAAATTGTATAACTCTCTCCAAATGTTTTATCTAATTTAATAGATATTCCATCAATTATATTATTAAGCATCAAATACTCCTTTAAGTAATATTAATAACTTTTTCTCTATAATCTTATCAATTTGGCTTTGTAGTTCCATCTCTGAAATTGTTAAGAAATGTTGTCCTTTAACCCATCCCTTACCACTTTTAGTTCTATGCCCAAACTCAACATATGCATTTTGTTATCCTAAAGGCTTTTTATCCTCTAGCTCTTATAGTTTCCTATAAGTTCGGCGTACATCATCAACAAAATAAACTTTATTTAGTTGCCCAGCACTCTTGGAGAGATTATATTTATTCACTCTCTACGCTCTACGGAAACCTATAGCCTATTCGCAATCTATAGGTTTTCCTCGGTATTGGCATATATAATTAATTAAATATTTTTCCATGTTCTTCTATGGACTATATTTGATATAGATGAATATGTTACAGGATATATTTCACTTAGTTGTTTTATTGTATATCCATCAGAATACTTTTTTCTAATTTCTTTTACATCCTCAATAGATAACTTAGCTCTGCTTTCTTCAATAATCTTAACTTTTTCTATAAGCTTATTTCCTACTAATCCCTTAGAATATCTACTTCTTAAGCAAGAATATGAAATACCTGTTTTTTCAGAAAGCTCTATCAATGTAATTTCTTTTTCTTCATGCTTTACTAATATATTTGTTGACCTATTTCTACATTGTGTCTTTATATCCACCCATCTACAATTGCTTGATTCATAATTTCCTTCATTATTTATTCTATCAATTGTAAGTTTCTCTGAATATCCATTACTCAATGCCCAATTTGCAAAATTATCATAGCAAAACCATTCATCACACACAATTATATTCCTTTCACCATATCTATTGTATCTTTTATTATTTTTATCTGTACATCTAGATATTATACCCTTCCATATACTGTAAAGTCTTTTATTTTGAACCTTATATTTCTTTTTAAATTGGTATTTGTCTGTTAAATTTAATTTATCTTGTTCTTTTTTTAAACATCCACAAGATTGTACTAAGCCACTAGTTAAAGAGTCAGTTCTTATTTCTTTGAAATTTCCACAATCACACTTACATAACCAATATTTTCTATTTCTTTTACCACTTTTTATCTCTTTAGAAAATTTAATGACTCTTAGCCTTCCAAATTTTTTTCCTGTAATATCTAAAAATTTTGCCATAAAATCACCTCTTTTATACATTATAAATCAAGAGTTATTCTATGTCCATATTCTACCTACTTTATAATGTAACACTATTATACTTAGCGTTTACCGATTTTGCTGGGTTTTATATGCCCCATTGTGTTAAGGCATATTCAGTCGGATTAACAACCTCTATAATATAATTATTTCCTTGTTTATACACAGGAAGCGACCTAGCGTAAGCCACTCCATTCCATCCTTGTCTTAAGAATCCTGTATCAACTGGTGTTCTTCTAATTACTTTCCCAAGTAATCGTGCTGCTAATTCTCTTGCTGCATCCTTGCAAAACTTATCTAAATCAATCTTTGTAAGCTTCTCCATCTTTTTACAAACTCTTTTAAACTCTCTAAAATCAACACTGCCCCATCTAGCCATTATGCTTTATCCTTAAATAGCTCAAGTATTATTTCTTGATGATTTGGATATATAGCTGATTCTCCACTTCTTACATACTCTTTATCATTTATAATAAGTTTTGAACCTGCTTTAATTTCTATATCTGGAGATATAAAGAGTTTAATAGTTTGCTCTAGCTTAGCTAATTTCCCTTCTGTAGCAGAAACTATATTTTTATATGAAAGTTTACATGGTTGATTTTCTAATACAATCACTTCTTTATTGTTAGTTCGTTTTGTTACAGGGTCTTTAATTGGCTGATACTCAACTATAGTACATTTATCTCTATATAACATTTCTATTGCTTTTCTAGTTTTACTTACCATCTTAAGCACCTAAAGGTTAATATCTTATTCTTACCATAAGTAGTAAGATAAGCTATTAAGCTATCAAAGCGTTGTTCTGGTGTTTGAGAACCACTTCCTATAGCAAAATCTACCTTTGTATCACCTTCTGATATAGACTTTTCTACAGCTTCAAAGTTAATGCTTTCTATATCTAATTGACCCATATTTTTCTTGGTAAATAAGAACTCTCCAACTATCATATCAACTTCAATTTCTTTCAATTCAATTGGCATAGTTTTTATATTACAATCTAGTTTAATAATATTTTCTATTTTTTCTCTTACAAAACCTATTAACCACTTATCTCCATCTTTTAATATATATCCAAAACTTTCAAGTCTTTTTTCTATTTCATCAATTATATTATTTTCCATAATTTTCACCTACTTTTTAGTAAGTTTATTTTTCTCTTTAAGCTGCTTATTTTCTTCTTCTAAAGACTCAACTTTTGACCTTAAAATATTATTTTCAGCTATTAAATCTTTTACATTTAATGACTTGCCATACTTTACTGCCTTACCAGTTTCATCTATCAAATCATATCCCATCTCTAAGAAATCATCTATTTTACATTCTTCTATAGTTAATATTCTATTTAATTTCCTTACTTGTGCCATTATGCTCCAGCTCCTTCAACAACAAATTGTATTGCATCAGCTTTTTTATTTAATATAAATACATCCTCAAAACTTTCTTCAAAGTAGAAGTATTTTCCCTCTGTAACTGCTGTTGGTTCGTCTAACTTAGAGAACTGATAAGAAACAGGTGTAATTATTGCACTTGGGTGAACTAAGGACATAAAGATTTGTTTAGCTCCTGCTCCTACTTTCCATCCAGTTGTAAAATCATATGCAGTTTTCATTAGATTAGATGGTACTTTAATTATTTTAACTGTGTCAATATCAGTTGTTTGACGATTAAGAGAAGTTCCTGCATCCTTTATATTTACTGTTCTTTGTATCTCTTTTGCATTTTTGATAAGTGTATTTACTACTGGAGTAACATACAATATTCTTCCATTTTCAGGTACTCTAGCTTCTGTCATTTTTTCCATTAACTTATCAAATACTTCTAATACGTTTGTTGTTGTAAGAACAGTTGTATCTGCTGTATTACCTAATGCGGTCCAATCAGCATATATTTTAGATATACAGTAAGCATCCATCTCTGGAAACTTTTGTTCCTCATTATATACTTTTGTTATATTGCCTATTGAAGCCACATAATTAGTTTGGTTTATATCTGCTGGATGAACCAATGTTGACCATTTCCTTTGATTAGTTAATACCTTAGGTTCCCAAGCATTATCATAGTTTCTTTGAGCTACTGCTATTGTATCTCTGTTTGAATCTACTCTTCCAGTTGTAGATATAGTTGGTATTTCTATTGTTTTAGAACCAGTCCATCTATATCTTCCATTATTTGGTGTTGCATACAAATCCCCGAAGTTTAAAGTATAAGGATATGCTTGTGCTAAAACATTTGAATATTCTTTTGCATAATTTAGTGCTGCCATTTTATTTCCTCCTATTTATTATTATTTTCATGAGGTCTTACCCCAGTAAAATTAAAACCAAAATCATTTATCTTAGGCTCTTGCCCTGGTGTTATAGTATCTATTTTAGGCTCTTCACCTTCTAGTGTTGCATTAAACAAATAATCTTTATCCTGTTTCAAAGGGTTTATTTGCTCTTCAAAAGCTTTTTGTCTATCTTTACTATTTCTTAGTGCTTCTATATCTAAATGAGCTTTTAATGCTATTTCATCTCTACATTTAACAGATTTAAAAGCATCACCTAACCAGTAATTAAAATCTTTTTCTTCAATTTCTTTTTTGTAGGTTTCTTCCAAAGTTTTCTTATCAGTTTCATAAGTTGTTTTTAGATTCTCTACATCTTCTTTTGTCATACCTCCTTCAAACTTTTTAATAGCTTCATTAGCTGTATTAAGTTGTGTTTCAATATTTGCATAATCTTCTTGAGTAACTGTAGTCTCCTTTATTTTCTTTTCTATAGATTTTTGAAGAGAAGCTACATCAATTTTGTTATCCTCTACTTTTATTCCTTCTAGCAATTCTTTTAACCAATCCATTTTAAATTTCTCCTTTCATTTTTTACAAAATAAAAGCATCTACTTATTTTTAAGTACATGCTTAGTCATTCCTTATTTATATTTTCGATAGATTCTATTTCATTTTCATAAACTTCAATTCCATAACCATCCCTAGCTATTGATATACTTGCTATTTCTGGTTCATTATCTAAAGCTTGTGTATATCCATCACACTTTCCTCTTATTATTTGCTTATCTACACAAGTTATTTGAACATTTTTCCCTACATATTCCCATAATTTCATTTTATTTTTCCTCCTTATAAAGCTGGTACTATATGTGTTCCAGTTTTGGAATAATGTATCTTAAACTTATTTGTAAGAGTTTTTTCACCCGTAATATTATTAACATTGACCCCTATATTCTTATCAACTTCTATAAGTTCTTTTTTATCCCATTCTCCACTTCGATTAAATTTTATGATTCCATTGCCAGCATGCTTATTCACAAGTTCTTGAGCTTCTTCTTTTGTTATAGTTAAATAGCTTCTTCCTTCTATATAATTATTATGCTCTTTTAAATGTTTTCCTTGTTTCCCATCATGAATATTTAAATTATATTTACCATTTTTAATATCTTCTTTTATGCTATCTATTATAGCACTATTTTTTATTTCTAAGATACTATTATGTTTAACATACTTCTCATACCACTCATTATACTTCATACTAGATGGTACATAATATGTTTTTCCATCTTCTCCTCTTGCTGCTCTATAGCCTTCTTCATCACTAAAAAAAGGAGCTGTTGTTGTCCTACAACGACAATGAAATGGTGGAGCTGTTATTCCAACTTGATAATCTTTCATATCAAATACTTTTCCATCTAACTCTCTGCATATATTTGAAGTTCTTAAATCTAATGTAGCAATAATCTCATATTTCTCTACATCTAAATCACTAAAACAATCTTTTCTACTTGCTGATGCAAAGAAAGCTGATTCAGTCATTATTAAATTCTTAGCTTGTGATTTAGATACATTAAACCTCTTAGAAAAGTCATTTACTAGGTTCTTTGGATTTTCACCTCTAATAATTGATTGAGTTAGCTTAGTATGTAATGCATTTACTAAAGCAAGTCTATGCTTACCCCAAATTCTTTCACTAAAGTTTAATCCATCTGTTGCCCATGGTTTAGAGATAATTTTATTTATTCTATTAGTATCAAGACTCATTAAACTCCAACCAACGTTTACTCCTTGTTGAACATTAAAAGCTGTATGATAATATCCACTTGTATAAATATCTCTCATTAGTTTATCAATACCATCAAGTTCATTTCCATATAAAACTTCTACTTGTTGCTGTATTTGTAACTTTAAAGCTTCAAGTCTTGTTATATGAACTCTTGCACTAGCATTTTCTAACTCTTTCATCCACTTTTGATTTATAGCATTTTCTTTACCATATTTAATATATTCTTCAACGCTCCATTTAAACTCTTCTAGTTCTCTTGTATTTAGTAGTTTCTTAGCTTCCAATAAAGATATGCCTTCACTTTCAGTAAATCTGTTGTACCATGATAATATATCTTTTTCTATACTATTCATAGCTAGTTTATATTGCTTTTCTAATTCAAGATAATATTTTACACTTTTGTTATTTTGAACTTCTTCTAATTGTTCAAATCTCTTTCTCCAATAATCTTTATATTTCATCTATAACACCATCTTGATTATTAGGAATTAAATCATCATACTCTTTTTGAGTATCTTCCTGTTTTTTAAGTCTCTCAAGTTCGTCATTAACATCCTCAACCCAAGGATGATTGGAAACAATAGTTTCATCTGATACAATTCCAGTTGATTTAGCTGCCATATCTATCTTTTCAGCTTCATTTATTATCATAGAGTGATTAAAAGTAATTTGAACTGTTTTATAATCATAGCTCTTACTACCACTTATCTTTAAATACTCACACACAAACCATAAAAGCTCTCTAATTGCTTTTTTAAACTTCTTTTCAGTCTTAGAACATTTTAAGTCAAGTAGTGAATATAAAAATTTAAGTGCTACACCCGATTTGTCACCTGTGTTTTGAGATTCTGGATTAACTCCTTGACCAAAGATAATTATATTCTTTTCCAATCTATTAAGAAGCTCCTTTTTAGCTTCAACTGGTATATTTATCTCCAGCTTATCTACCCCTCCATTAGCTCCTACTTTAATGGCTTTATAATATCTTATGTTATTTGCAAATTCTACTAAATCAGTACCTCCATACTCTTTTAGTATGTACATAGCTTCTTGTACTTCATCTAGGTTATCTGCAAGAGTAGAAATGTTATTATCATATATATCAATTAAAGACTTGTAAAAAGTTAAATCAGATACGCTTTTCTCATTGTTTTTAAATGGTATAAATGGAACTTTACCCCATCCTTGCTCTTTGTTATTTACTCTAAAATGACCCTCTTGTATCTCTGTTAATTTTCCATATTCATCATATAAAAGTTCTTGAACAAAACTATTTCCTTTTTCAATAAAGTAAATTACTTCATTTTCTGTATAGTATTCAACTCTTTTTATCTTATTTCCATCTATATCCTCAATAAAGTAAAATCTAATAAAGGCAACTACTTCATTTTGCCTCTTGTTATCCCAAATAGGAATAGCTTCTTCTGCTGGTATTATTACATATTTAAACTCTCCTTTTCTATTAATATATGGATGTAACCATTCTATTCCCTTATTGCTTGCATTGAGATAGAGTTCTGTTATTGTATCATCAAATTCTTCTCCTAATAATTCATTTAAAAGCTTAGTAAAATTATTATCATCTGCATTAAATACTATTGGTTTTCCAACACTGTAGCCTACCTTTTGGTCAACTAAAAGCTTATGATAATTATTAACTGCTTTATTATTAACTTTAGTAAAATCATCAACCTTAGCACCATCTAAAATATAATATCTTCTTTTATTTTTTATATTAGCATTACCATAATAGTATGCTTCTCCTTCTTGATACTTTTCTGGTCTATGCTTTAAAATATAATGCTCTATAACTTTCGCCAGATTAAAAGTACTCTCTTTTTTTAGCTGAGCTTTTATTAAATCTGTTTCACTTATATAAATATTTAACACCTCCTTACTTTAAGAAGCTTATTCCTCCATACTCCATATCATTTTCTAAGCTATATCTCAGTGCATCTATTAAATGGTTATCTTTATCTACTGCAATAGGTAAGATATTTCCATTCTTATCCTCTTTATATTTATATTTATTTATCTCATTTTTGAAGTTTTGGCATCTTGGATGTATTATAATTTCAAGCCCTTGTAAAAATTTAATACCATATTCAATAGAACCAGCTCCTTTTCTTGCTGAAACTGCATTGATTCTTAAGTCACTAAATTCAGCTACATCTTTTGGACTTGCATTATCACAGATAACTAAATCTCCATTCGCTTTTTTACTAACCAAAGGTGCAGCTTCTCTATTTAATAATCCAACTGCTTCTATTTCATCACATATATATAATTTTCTTCTCATCCTATCATAGTGTGATTTTACATATGCAAATGGGTCATCAGCAAATCCCCAATCAATTCCATGCCTAAAGTTATCAAATGTACTTTCAATATCTGAGAAATCCTCAACTCTCCAATTCTTAAATATGACAGCACCAAGTACACCCCAATTTCCAAGAGTGTAAACTTCATAATAATATTTATCACTTTCATTTTCTAAAGCTTTTATATCATCTTCTGCCAAGAATTTATTATCTTTATATGTAGTTTTTAGAATACTTACATTATCTTTTTCTACATACTGTTTATCATCTTCCCATATATCAAAATACTCTGTATATAGCCAATGGTCTTTAAGTATTGGATTGAAGCTTAATGTTAGTCTTTTTACTACTTTAGACTTTCCTCTAAGTCTCTTATCAAGTTGTTTGACGGCTTTATAATCTGTCTCTGTTGCTTCTTCTACCCATATATCAGTTATTACACCATCTATTGGAGTTATTGATTTAACTTTCTCAACATCATCTAAGCCACAAAATAATATCTGTTTATTATTTAGCTTACAAGTTATTATCATATTGGTTTTATTTACTTGAAAATACTCATTTAACTTAAAATTATTAATAGCCTTTGTTATCTCATTTAAACAGGACCTCTTTAGAGTGCTTTGAACATTTCTAACAATTAAATAATTCCTATTCCCCTTAAATACATCTAATACTGTTCTTTGAGCTAAAGAAAAAGATTTACCCGAGGATGAACCACCAAAGTAAATCTGATACCTATTGTTATTATTAAGTTGATGCTTCAAATATATTGGATTAAATACATCTGGATTAATTTCTAAATTAATTGCCATATTCCTCATCGCCTACCTTTATTGTAATATCTCCTAGATTACCACTATGTTCAATATCTCTTTTATCCCTCCATTCCGCTGGTTTTCTATTTTTCAACCAGAATATCTGTGCTGTAGTATCTGGTACTACTTGTTTAGTTACTCTTTTAGTTTCTTGACCTTCTTCATATGTTATCTCATCATATTCATAACCTAATGCTCTTTTTAATAGGGCATTTTCAACCTGCCTGTCAATTACTTCTTTTCCCTTTTTTAAGGCATTACAAATATTACTATACTTCTTTTTCCAGTCATATAGTGTTTTGACATTTATTCCAATATTAAATGCTATTTGTTCATCTGTAAGCCCATCTCTTGCCCATCCTTCAATCTTAATTAATCCTTCTTCTGTTATCCAGTATTCATATTTTGCCACACCACCACCTCGTTTTTGTCGTTTTGGGAATAAAAAAAGAACCCTATTTATTGAGTTCTTTTCCAGTAATTATTATTTTTATTAATTAATATCATTCTTAGGTTTAACTGTTATACTCTTTACTAATTTAAAACTTGTCTTTGCTGAATCTAAAATTTTATTACACTCATTAAAATCAAGTTTCATTATACCTGCTTTTTCTAATGATTTACTATCTATAATTCCCTTATGCATTAATGAATTTCTTAATCTATAAAGTCTTGTTAAATGTGTACATGCTTTTTTATCAACTTCTATAAGGCTTTTGCCTGTTAGATATTTTAATAACACATTATAATACAAATTTATATAATTAGAGTTTGTTTTTTCAAGTTGTTTATAAATAATATCGTCTTGATTAGCTATTTCATCTATATATTGAATAATAAATGATTCAACTGATATACTACAATATATTATAAAATTTTCATAATTATATTCATACAGTGCTTTCTCTGCTTTGTCTATATATTCATTAAAAACCTTCATTTTTATCTTATTAGAATCAAAGTTTTTAAAGGTATCTTCACCAACATTATTTGTTTTGAAGTTTTTAGAAATCATATAGTAATCTGTATGTTCTATAAAACTAGTTACAACAGAACTTGGATTTACATTCGGAGAATAAAAGTTAAAACGTACCTCATTCTCAGAATGATAATTTATATGTGTAAGATTAAATTCATCAATCCAAAACATATTAGACTTCTCTCTTAAAAAATTTAATATTTCATTAAGTCTTTTATTCATGCATCCAAAAATCTCTGTAGTTTTATCTAATGGCACCTCTACTTCAAAATAATTGTCATTACTATTAATACATTTTGTAGTTTTATATTTTGTATAATCAACATATTTATAAATTACTTCTAATTCTATATGCTGACACACATTACCAGGATATTCATTATTATAAATTAAAAAATCATTTTCATCATTAAACCTCATATTAAGCTTAAATAAATCAAAATCATCAAATAGAAAACTAAATTCATAATCTTTCTCTTCTTCTAGTTTTATAATATATGGTAATTTAGCCCATACTTTAACTTTAATGCTCAATTTTTATCCCTCCTAAATACACCTATCTATTATTCACTCTCATTAATTTATTCTGCATTATCCCCTCCAAAGTATAAGCTTCAACTTTAAAGGTCAATATCCTTCAACAATCGTTCGACAACTACAAAATAATTCTAAATAATGCTCTTCTTTAATTTATTGTATAAAAAAAGACCATCTATAAAGATGATTCTCTAGACTAAGTATATATGTTTTTGCTTGTACTCTGTAACAGCATCATTTCATGCTTCTTGCTCTCTTATTCCTTTTTCTCTAGCAATTCTTTGTGCTATCTTTCTAACTAATTCAGCACTTTTTAATATTCCTATACTAACCACTTCCTTATCTCTATTTTACATTATACCATATAATAAAGAATAAAGCTAATTCCTATTAAGTTCTGTTACTCTGTTTCACAAGTTCAAAACCTTAACCTATAACATATTTATCATTATCTTTTTAATTTATTGCATAAAAAAGACCATCTATAAAGATAGTCTAAATCTTATGTATTTTTATTTCTAATCTTTACACCAATTCCTGTCAGTCTCACCCTTTATATAAGTTCTAACTATTTCACCACAATCTAAGCATAAGTCAGAATATGTTTTAGATACCTTAGTGGAAAATCTTGTATTGTATTCTAAACCAGTTCTATATATAACGAATCCTGATTCACTAACTGTAGAAATACCTTGTTCTATATTTTCGCTACCACAATTAGGACATTTCATATTTATACCCCCTAATAATTACTTTCTTTCATATTACCATAATATATAAAAGTAATCTTTTAATTTTATTTCTTCATTACACTAGTTATCCAATATCCAATACAATAAGACATAGAATAATATGATAAATACAATGCCATTTCAGTACTATCAAATCTTAGATACATCATTATAACAACTGAACCTAAAAGTGATATTAAAGCTGGAATTTTCCAATTTATTTGTTTTTTAGCACATATTATACCATTAACTAAAAATGAAACTGGTATATACAATACTACACCTGAAATAAGGATTCCTTTTATATCCATCTCACTTAATCCTAAATTATTAGTTATTGTATTTTCAAATGATAGAAAAAATATTATAATCATTGTTAATAATGGTAGCAATACTCCTAAGATATTTTTCTTCATAGTTATCACCCCTAATTCATTTAGTACATTTTACCACAAACTTAACCTATAAAATGTAAAAGACCTAGAAATTAATCTAAGTCTTTATTTTCTATATTAACTACATAACTAGCTCCAAGCACAACACCTCTTATTAATAACTCTTCATCATCTATACCTTCATTCATAAAATTTTCAATATGTTTAACTGCATATTCTAAAAAAACATTATCTGCTTTTATATTAAATTCATTTAGTTCTTTTATTATCTTTTCTCTTAAATTAATCATGTTCATTTTTTATTCTCCTTTGTTGTAAATATAAAAAAGACTAAGTTAGGGGTACTTAGTCTTTTTTAAGGAGTATATTATACACTTGTTTCATACTACCATTATAACAGGATTAAAATATCATTAAAATATCATCTTTTTATCATATATTTATCAAACAATTGATTTTAGACCATCTACACCAAATAAATATATACCAAGCTCTGTTATCATCTCATTAACCCAACGTCTTGATGTAACTACTCCACAGTTTAATATTTCTGCTATTTCTTCATAAGTTTTTTCATCAAAATAGTAAAGCTCTAATGCTCTATATTTTTCATATGATTGTAATCTCTCTTGTCTTAACTTTAATGTTTTTAATGCTGAATCTATATGAGCTATCATAATAATAGTTCTTGTTTTACTTTTTTTAATACTTAAAATATACAACTCTTCATCTTCAAAATCAGACAAATCTTCTTCTAAATAATTTACTTCTTTAGCTTCACTTAATGCTAAGTTTATATGTCTTTTAAAATCATTATAATGTTTCATTAATAATCTAGTATTATATAAGACTCCTTTTTTTCTATCTTCTCTTTCTTCTTTTCTCAATTCTCTTACAATTTCTTTTATACTTTCTTTATCCACTTAAACAGCTCCTTTTATTTATCTTTAAATTTCATATTAAGCTTATATAATCTTATGTACCTCTCCAAGTTCATTATCTTCACTATCAAAGACTTTATAGATTAAAACATCACCTCTTTGTCTTTTGAGCTTGTAATTTATTGTTATATCTATAATTGATTTTTTCTTCAACTGAAATACTACAGTGCTATTTCCATAATCTCTATAATTACTTATTAATTCTTTTATATTTATTTCTTGTACTGATTTTTCCATTGTACCATCACCATTCATAAAGTAAGATATATCTCCAAATACTTCATCAAATACAGAATGCATACTTTCTTGTATTTCTTTATTATTTTCTATAAAATTATCCATATGACTCCATAAAGCATTAAATAGTGGCATTTCCCAATCTGGACAATCAACAAAATCTTTATATCTTCCTTTTCTCCATCTATATTCTCCATGATGAACAAAGATTAATTCATATATAAAATTAAAATCTTTGCTCATTTCTTCTTTAGAATGTTTTTTCATAAATTCATAGTATTCATCTAATATCTTTTCATTAGCTCCAATCAATTGACATATTTCTTTTTTAGTAAATTCTTTATTTATACTATCAAATAATGGTATTAAAGCATTTCCATAGGCACATATAAGAGATTCACAACTATCAAGTAAACCTTCTAAATAGTTTATATACTCTTTTATCTTAGTCTTATTACCAAGCTCTTGCTTTAAATACGATTTATATTCTCGTATTTCATCTCTTATTCTTTCCATATCCTTTAAGTTATCTCTTATTTCAAACTTGTATTTCACTAATAAATTACTTAAAAATAATCTATCATTAACCTTATTCTCAGTAAGATAAATTCTTGCTCTATCCTTTTGAATTCCAGAAAAAGAATTTAATGCTTTTTCCAATACTTCTTTTTCTCTTTCTTCTTTTGTTTTAAACGCAGTTATCATATTAATTCCTCCAAAATAATCATTTTTTAATAGGATATACAATATTTGTATATCCTATTTTATTTTTATACTAGGTATTATATAGTTATATTATACTTACTTATTTCTGGTAAACACATTTCTTTAAGATTTTGTACTGCTCTATATTTACTACTATATATTGCGTTATAAGATTTATTTATTTTTTTTGATATTTTTTCTGTGTCATATTCTTTTAGATACATTCTTATAATTTCCTTTTGTGGCTGAGGAATATATCTAATTTTTCTTTTCACTATTTTCATTTGTAATTTTTTCTCAGCTTCTATTTCTTCTGCTCTTTCCTTCTCAATTATAACTTCATCTACCAATAAGCCTTCATCTTGTATAAACTCTATAAGTTCTGTATATTCATTAGAATCTACATTTTTATTTAAAACTAAAATCTCATTTGTAAACTTTTTTGTTTTACTTTTATTTACTAATCTAAGTATGTTATTTTTTATAACTTTTTGAAAATAAGCACTCACATATTCTATTTCAATTTTATAATTCATTATAGATTTCCATAATCCTGCTTGTGCTTCTGCTATTAAATCATCCTTTTCAAAAATACCTTCTAAATATTTTGCATAAATAGATGCATTAATTTTTATCTCTTTATCAAGAACATTTAGTATATCATTAAAAGCTAATTCATCTCCACTTTGAGCCTTTCTAACTAACGTTTTCAGCATTTTATTTTTATCCATATTTTTATCCCCCATAAATTCTATAATTCAATCTTTTGCCCTTTAATTCAATCAAATAATTTTTACTCATTTCAATTAATCTACTTCCAATAGCTTCATCTATTTCGAGAAGCTCATCAAAATTTTTTTCTGTTGATACAATCAATGGCATTTTATTTAAATATCTATAATTAATTATTTCAAACATTATATTTATGTCACTATTTGTTATATTGCCTTTATATAAATCATCAATTAATAAAACCTTAGCTGATTTATACTTTCCAACTTCTCTTCTATAAGTTTCTTCATCCATTATATTTTGCTTTATTAATGTCATAGAATCTCTATAAGGCATATAAATAACACTTATAGACCTATTCATTAGACTATTAGCTATTGCTAGTGATAAATGAGTTTTACCACTTCCTACTTGTCCCATAAATATAATTGAATTTCTTCTAATCTCTCTTATTTGTTCAAAATAATTTGAGTACTCAATAGCTTTAGTAAATGCTTTTGCTACTGAAGAATCCACTTGGTAATTAAAATTATCAAACTTTAATTTCCTAAATTCTTCACTTACTCCACTATTTTTTAAAATATTTTCTGCTATCCTAAGTTTCCTACATTTACATTCTTTAAAACCTTCATCGGTTTCTATGAAAAGTCTATCCTTACATTTTAAACATTTATATTCAGTATCTTGGTTCAACTCCAATGTCTCTAAGTGCCTGTCTTGCTCTTTCAAGTTCGTTGTCATTGATTCTTGTTTCTTTACTGTTAAAATCAAATTCTGTACTCTTTGTTTGAGAATTTCTTTTTCCTTGTTTGTCATTTTTTACTCCTCCCAAACTATTACTTTTTCTTTTTTTCTTTTCATATTCATTCTGATACTCTGTTAAATCTAAATTTGTCTTCACACCGGATTCTATCCAGTTATTTAATATAGTCTTTATGTATCTATAATTTTTAACTCCATTTGATGTTGCTTCATCAATAGCTCTTATAATTACATCAACCTCCATTCCATCATCTAAATAACCTGCTAGCTCTATAAAATTATTAGGTGTAATTAAACCTATATAAGTTTCATAATATTTTTTTATATATGCGCTTTCTTCTTGCTCCTTATTAATAGTAATAATAGTATTATTATTTTCTTTTATACTATTTTCTTTTATGTTGCCGAAAAACTGGATTTCAGTTTTACTGTCGCCGGTTTTTTCGCTTCCTGGTTTTCCGATTTCGGGATTAACCGTATTCGGTATATTGAAACACGGTTGACTTTTAACATCTTCTTTTTCTTCTATTTTAATTTGAGGGGTATCAAATATATCATATCTATATCCTTTTATTTGACCCTTATCATTTCTTATTTTACTTCTTATTACAAATCCTTCATTTATAAGCTCATTTAAAGCACTGCTTATCCTTGATTTACTATCTTTTCTATAACTAATTAATGATTTTGCATATATTTTGTGGCTCCCTGACTTTTGAAATCTTAACATTTGTGTCACTACCCCTATAGCTGAATAAGTTAGATTTTTATTATCTAATATCGCATTTGGAACCCTTGTAAAAGGGTCTTCAAAATTTATATGAAAATATGTTTCGTTATCAAAGTTCAATATATCACCTACTTTTCAATATTTTTAAGTGACTCTTCATATATTTTGTACTCATACCCCCCAAGTACTTTACCTGTTAAGGCATCTCTTCTTATCTCTCTACTTACATAACCTTTTTCTATAAGTTCATTTAAAATATTTGCTGTTGAATCTCTACCATTGCTACTTTTATTTTTTAAATCTTCTAAGTATATTGTTTCATTTTCTGCCTTAGTCATTAAATATAAATGAAGACCCTTAGCTTGCCAACTTAGATTATTATCTTGCAAACAAGTGCTATTTAATGTTACATGCAATTGTTTATTACACCCTTTTACAACATTCACAATATCACCTAAACTTTCTACTATATGTATAATCTAATTTTTTATTTGCATAATATTATTGTTTTGATATATAATTTAATAAATATAATTTATTGTTTTACTGAATTGAGCCTTGGCATAGGCTCTTTTCTTATAGCTGGACATCTATTGGTCTATCTCTTTCAAGTTCTTCTTGTATTATCATAAACTCCCTAAATTCAGTTGATGCTTCTAACTCAATATCATGTTCAAGACCCTCTAATATATTTTGGCTAGCAAATTTCACGGCTTCCCACCACATTAAACTACTATTATTTTTTGTACCTTGTAATCTACTTATTTCTTTTTCAGCCTGTTTAATTTGACCTATTGCTATCAATCTAGCTGTTTCCATTTAAATCCCTCCTAATTTATCATAATTACAGTTCTAAGAATCTTCTAAAGTTAATAATTGTTACACCTCCTTTCTTTAGCAGCATAACCTAAAGTTAATTCATTCTAAATTGCTATCATTATGACATATTTAAATCTTTTAAAATGTTAGATTTCCTATTTTAAATCTCCCCCTTTTTGTGTTATACTCTATTTGGATTTTTTTATTTATTGTGTTGGTTACTTTGACCAGCACTTTTTTTATTTAATGTTCCAACTGATATTTTTTTACCAGTTTTAATGTCCTTAAATACTATATCTGCTAAAAACTTACCATCTTTTTTAAGAGTCATCACATTTTTCTTACTAATATCAAGACTAAGCAATTTCATCACCTTCTTTCAAACATACTATCGCTTATTTATTCCTAGTTGTTTAAAAATAGTTGTCCAATTTTCTTCTTTGAGAAAGTGCTAAGTATTAGCAACTTCTCTACTTTCTTAACTTTCTACTGTCTCAGCTTTCTTCATTGCTATATTAATAGCTACTTCTTTGGCTACTTCATCAAACTCTTTCCATCTTCTCCTATTCTCTTCATCAGATATACGTGGATATACTATATAAACTTCTGTGTTTTGATTAGCTATAATTTTTTCATCATATTCTATGTTTTTCTCTTCATCATATTTGTATGGTTTAAATTGTTGTAGTATTTTCATAACATCACCCCTTGTTATAAAATATGAGCTCATAAACTTGTCTTATACTTATTTAATTATTGCAATTTTTGCTTAAATCACTTGATATTCCATATTTTAAAGCCATATCCTTTATTACAATTACATAACCTTCTATTAAATAATTTTGTTCTTGTATAACATCCAGATAATTAAATTTTTCCCTTCTAGACTTGCATACACCTTCTTCTGCCATTTTTCTTCTTCTATTATTTAATCTTCGCTTCAAGTCAACATTAAATCTTTTACAAAGAAATTCATAACTTTCTTTTCTAAGAGTATTTATATATTCATTTCCACCTAAGTTTTGCGACATTGATACTAATAATCTTCTTGTTTCTTCTCTCCAATCAGTTGTATTCAATGTAACTACATCTTTTATGCTTTGTATTTCTTGTTTAGTTTCTGTTATCTCTTGTTTTATTTGCTTTTGCTCTATTTCTTGTTTTGCTACAGTATCAAATATTTGTTTAAACATTTGCAATTCTGGACTTAATTGATTTGTAATTAAGGTATCTTTCTTTTTGTTAAAGTAAGACTCTTCTAAGTTATCAAACTGCTCCCAAGCTTTGTCAGTATCCAATATTTTGCAGTGTCTATTTGCTCCTCTTTCAGTCCAAAGATACATTTTTGAAGTAAATTTTAGGTTTTCATATTCTGTATGAATACCTTTAAAATTCTTTAAATCATCACCTTGTAATAAAAAATAATGTTTACCTTCAATAAATCTATCTTTGTTATTGTTAAAATTGTTGCTTATATTTCTTACATCTGTTTCATATACATCTGCTAGTTGCTGTGTAGTTAAAACTCTTTTGTTATTTCTTTCTATTACTTGTAAGTTATTCATGTTTGTTACCCCCTATATTTTTCTTTAACTTCATCTTCAATTTCAAAAAGATATTCAGTACTTAGATTCGAGAAAAACATTAATTGTATATTTTTTGTTTCTATGTACTTTAACCTGTTTTTCTTATTGATGGTAGAACTTCATCAAATACCCAACGCTCAAATTTTTCAGCGCTTGGTAATTCGCTATTTGTAATTAATCTATACATATCACCTGCTGGTATTACATTTACTTCCAAGGTCTTAGTTTTACTTTGTGGATGTGGTATGTGGTGTTTCACCACCCACTTACAATGTTGTTTAATTGCATTAGTTGTATCTTTATAACCTAAACATCTAGCAATATCTGTGGCTACAAAATATAGTTTACCATCAATTTCAACTGTTCTTATTTCTCCAAAATCATTATTTTTAAATATTTGTAGATTATTACTCATAATTTCTTCCTCCCTAGCTTTTTATTTTGGTGTCGGTTTGAATGACACCTAATAAACCTACTCCAGTCATCTTTCCCCAACAAATTGGGGAAACTAAATTCTTTACAGTATTTATTGATGGTTTCCCATCTAATTGATACATATTGCTTACCATTTTTATTCTGTGTCTGACACCATCCAAACCCTATAGCTGTATCTTCTACATTAATTCCTATACTTCCATCTTCATACTTAATTTAACTTTAACTCCAAGTTCTTCATTGGTTGTTACATTTGATAATTCTTTCATAACATCTTCCTCCTAATTATTTACACTTTCTTTTTCATGTCTAAAAAGCTCTTCTAATGTTTTGTTAGGTGCAACTATATCTCTAATTTGCTTCACCTCTTTCCATGTGAACTCTGTGTTACCTTTAAGTTTGTTAGAAAGTGTTTTTGGAGATACACCTAATTTTGATGCTAATTTTTTTCTATTCAAATCATTTCTTGCCATCTCACCTAGTAGCTCTCTGTACAATTCTCTCACCTTCCTTTTCCGTTGATGGATATTACTCTTTTACTATATCACCTTCAACGGATATATTCAACCTTTTTTTAGAATTATTTTTTCCGTTAATGGAAATATTATTATTGACAATGGAAATATTATATATTATTATTATCTAGAAAGGAGTAATCTTTTTATGGGGCTTGAAAAAATTAATGAATTGAGAAAAGAAAGAGGTCTTACATCTGAGCAGTTGTCTAAATTATCTGGTGTTCCAAAAGGTACACTTGACAAAATATTGACTGGTGTTACGAAAGATCCAAAACTCGAGACTTTGAAATCAATTGCTAGAGTATTAGATTGCACATTAGATGATTTTGATGACAAACCTAATCTGAATAAACTTGATGATATTAATAATAAAGAAATCAAAGAATTTGCTCAGTTATTTCTAGAAGTTGATGATGAAACAAAAGAATATGTCATTGGATTGATGAAAAAAACACTAAAAAAATAAAGCACTTAAAGTGCTTTATTTTTTTTAATTGAATATTTCATATAATCTAAAGTTTTTAAAAAACTATCATTGTCTTTTTTCTTAAAAATTTCTATATACTTTATAAATATATCTAAATCTAAACTTTTAATTTCGTCTTCCAAATTTATAGTAATTATTTTATTTTTTCCCATTTCATCCATTGCTACATTCCTCCAACTCATAAATATTTTATATTACCCCTAATATTGTAAATAATTATTTAAATACACCTAATATTAAACACCACCAGTCTTTTTATTTTTAAATACACTATATATTATTTCCTTATTTGTATAAATTTAGTACATTATTTATATTTTCATTTGAAGCATCTCCTTATATATTTATTCTTTATTCTCTTGTATTCTTTAAACGTTTTATATCTCCTATTTTTATCTAAAATTAAGAAATATTAAGATTTTAAGAACTTATGTTCGTAGAAATAGGTATGAAAATCCCCTTAATTTATAACTCTGGTAAATTTATTCCAGTAAATACTCTATTTAAAATTTCTAAGAATTACTTTGTAAATATATTATATAGACTTCCAAAAATTCCTGCAACCCACAAAAAAACTCTACACCTCTTCATTTTAGTTTTGATTTTAAATAAACTAGTACTATTTAATACTCGTTAATAAACATTAATGTTATATAACGCTAAAAATGACTAAACATGATTTTCTAAAAATAAATCATTTTATTTTTGATTTTTTTCTTACAATTTTTTGCATTATTTTTACATATAATTTACAAATTATTTGGTCGGTATTTATAGACCTTCAAAATAAATTTTCTTAATATTCTTAACTAATTCTACCATAAATTTCCATAAAATAATGACGCTAATAACATCATATATTTTATAATTCTACAAATATTATCTTATATAAAATTTAATAAAAGGAGATTTTATATATGCTAAAAAAACTAAGAAAAGAAAGAGGTATGACTCAAAACGAATTAGCAGAAAAAGCGAATTATAGTAGAGCATATATTTCTGATTTGGAAAATAAGAGATACAAAAATATTAATATTTCTACAATCATAGATTTATCACTTGCTTTAGAAATAGATTTTTTAGAATTGTGTCGATATTATTGTGAAGAAGAATTAAGAAAAAGAAAATTAATGTAAAATATACTTTTAAATAAAAAATAGAGTAGTTCAAACTACTCTATTCTTGTCCACATAGTTAATATAAAACTCAAAATAGTCAGCGATATTTTTTCAAGTATCTTGGTCATTTACATACCATATAGTTAATATAAAACTGTTGAGTTTAAATGTAAATGATTTTATTAATATAAAATTTACATACCACATAGTTAATATAAAACATAAAGAAAAAGGTTATATATCTGACGATTTTAAGGTATTTACATACCACATAGTTAATATAAAACCTCAAAATAAACTAAGTATTTTCAATATCTACACATATACAACTCTCTCAAATTTGCAGTGAACCATGAGTAGTGCAATTGATAAGATTTATCACATACCCTCAATGCCTCATATCTCAACTGTTAAGCCCTATTTTATCAAAAATATCGCTCACTGCAAAATCTCTACATTTTTATTATATCAAAAAAAATATTATTTTTGAATATCTGTACTAATTTGTGATATAATAAAAGCAAGAAGAACTACAATCTATTTTGCGTTAGAGTGGAGTTCATCATAAACAGAGTTTATTTTTTGGATTTAAATATAAATTTAAATTCAACTCGTAAGTCACTCTTTGTGCGAGAGTGGCTTTTTGCTTTTTTGAATAGTTTACTGATTAAGTAAACTACCACACTAGCTGTTAAACTAGCTAAAACATTAAACAAAAAGTTATCCATGAACTCACCTCCCTTCGAATCGTTGGGAGGATAATCTTTTGTACATGAACTCCACTCTATAGATTG